CGGTGACGGTGAAGAACGTCGACCGTCAGCTGTGGCCCTTCGGCGACCTGTGGCACCTGCCCGGCAGGTTCGTCCGCCCCGGCAGCCCGTTCGCCGACTCCCCCGTGCAGCGGGCCCGCTCGACGATTGGCGCCGCGGTCGCAGCGCGCGATTTCGGCAGCAGGTTCTTCGGCGACGGCGGCCACCCCGGCGGCCTGATCCGCTCGGACCAGGAGCTGACTCAGGAGCAGGCGCAGGGCATCAAGCGTTCGTTCCTGAACGCCGTGCGCGGCAACCGCGAGCCGATGGTCGTCGGTTCCGGCCTGAGCTTCGAGCCGTTGATGGTCGACCCGAACGACTCGCAGTTCATCGACCTGATGCGCTTCACCACCGAGGAGGCGTGCCGATTCTGGCGGGTACCTCCGTCGATGGTCTACGCCGCCACGTCCGGTCAGTCCGTCACCTACGCCAACGTCAGCCAAGCCGACCTCGCCTACCTGAAGCACTCGCTCGAAGGCCACCTGGTCCGCATCGAGAAGGCGCTGACCCGTCTGCTGCCACGTCCGCAGTTCGCTCGGTTCAACCGGGCGGCGTTCCTCCGCTCCGACACCGACGGTCGCTTCACCGCCTACCAGACCGCGCTGCGGAACGGCTGGATGAGCGTCAACGAGGTCCGGGCCCTGGAAGACGAAGCACCCATCGAGTCGGGCGACCAGTACCTCTGGCCGCCGTACCGAGCGTTCCCCGTCAGCGGCGACGACCCTGACAGCTCGCCGGACGACTCACCCGACATCATCCCGGAGGCTCCCAATGCCTGACGCACCGAAGGCCCTGGTCACCCGGGCCGCACCCTTCACAACCCGGGCCACCGACGACAACGGCTTCACCCTCGAGGGGTACGCCGCCGTGTTCGACACTCCGACCCGCATCGACTCGTGGGAGGGACTGTTCGACGAGCAGATCTCCCGGGGTGCGTTCACGAAGACGCTGAGCGAACGCAAGCCGGTCATGCAGTTCGACCACGGCCACGACATCGCCACGGGCTCGGTGCCGATCGCTGCGATCGAGTCGATCCGTGAGGACGACCACGGCCTGTTCGTGCGAGCCACGATGTTCGACAACCCCCGGGTCGAGCCGATCCGTCAGGCCATCGCCGGCGGCGCGATCGACGGCATGTCGTTCCGGTTCCGTGTGACCCGGGAGAGCTGGGACGAGACTCGCGACACGCCGCTGCGCACCATCCGGGAGCTGTCGCTGTTCGAGCTCGGACCCGTCGTGTTCCCTGCCTACGAGGCCACTTCGGTCGGCGTGCGTTCACTGCTCGCCGGACTCGACGACACGCAGCGCCAGGCGCTGCTCGCAGAACTCGGCGTCGACGCCGTCCACCTGGACACCTCGACGCCAACCCCCGACGCCGTCCGTGAGGACACCTCGGGTCCCAACGGCCGCGACCCGCGCGCCGTACTCGCCCTGGCCCACGCCCTTCGCGTGCGGCCACGACACTGAGAGGTACTGACATGAAGGCACTGGAACTGCTGCGCGCCGAGCGCGAGAAGCTCGAGGAGCAGCGCACCGCCGCCGTCGAGGCGATGGAGGCCGTCGCCACCGCCGCCCTCGACGAGACCCGATCCCTGAGCACCGAGGACGACGCCGAGATCGCCGCCCGCCAGGCCGAGGTCGTGGAGCTGGACGGGAAGCTGTCCGCGCTCGACGCTCGCGAGGCCGAGCTGGTCGCCATCGAGGAGCGGACCGCCGAGCGCGCCAGCCGCCCGTCGCTGCAGGTGATCTCCAAGCCCGAGCCCTCCGACGTGCTCGTCGACCGTGGCGCCACCCCGCAGCAGGTCGCCGACGCCGTCACCCGCAGCCTCGAGCCGAAGGTCGATCGCCCCGAGGACATGGCGCACGTCCGCAAGCTCGTGCTGCGCCACCGCGGTGACACCGACTGGGCTCGGTCGCTGATCGTCCGGTCCTCCGACGTCTACGAGTCGGCGTGGGGCAAGGTCGTCACCGGTCGCGAGTTCCAGCTGACCCCGGAGGAGCGCACCGCTCTGTCGACCGTCACGAACGCCAACGGGAACTTCCTCGTGCCGACGCACCTGGACCCGACGGTGATCCTGTCGAACGACGGCAGCTCCAACGCGATCCGGGCGATCTCCCGCGTCGTCACCCTCACCCGTCCGGGTGACACCTCGTGGCAGGGCATCACGTCGGCCGGCGTCACCGCCAGCTTCGACGCCCAGCTGACCGAGGTCTCGGACGACTCCCCGACGTTCGCCCAGCCGAGCATCCCGGTGCACAAGGCGCAGGCGTTCGTGATGGCGTCGATCGAGGCGGCCGAGGACATCGCCGGTCTCCAGACCGAGATCCTCGGCATGTTCGCCGACGCCCGTGACCGCCTCGAGGGCGCAGCCCACGCGACGGGCACCGGCACCGACCAGCCGACGGGCATCTTCACGGCGCTCGACGCGGCTGCCGGTTCGGAGATCGTGAGCGACACCGCGGCGCAGATCAACAAGGAAGACCTCGACGAGATGTACCGGTCCGTGCCGGTGCGGTTCCGGAGCAGGGCGTCCTGGCTGATGCACCCGATCTGGGCGCTCGCGATCCAGAACCTCGGTTCCGCGGTGTCCAACAAGTTCACCACCGAGCTGACGCAGGGCACCGCCACCCAGCTCTACGGCCGCCCGGTCGTCGAGTCGGACGACGCTCCCAGCGCCTCCAGCACCACGGTGAAGGACAACGAGGTCATCTTCGGTGACTTCTCGAACTACGTCATCGTCGACAAGCCCGGCAGCTTCGCCGTCGAGTACATCCCGCAGCTGTTCAACACGTCGAACAACCTCCCCGACGGCCGGCGCGGCTGGTACGCCTACTGGCGGACCGGTGCCGACTCGGTGGTCGACGGCGCGTTCCGGCTGCTCCAGGACAAGACCTCGGCCTGATCCGAGGTCGAGTTCGACCGTGAGGGGCGGGCGGCCTGGCAGGCTCCGCCCGTCCCTCACGCCTGCCACCTTGCCTGCCGCGAGAGGAGTCTGCCGTGCGAAAGGTGCACGCGTCCCGTACCTGCATCGTCACTCACAATGGCGTCCCTTTGGTCGTGCGTGAGGACGAGGCCTTCGACGCCGACGACCCGGTCGTGCGTGCGTTTCCGGACCTGTTCAGCTCCGGCGTCGAGCAGGCGACCGCCCGTCCGGGTGAGCGCCGCCAGACTCGCCAGAGGCCGTCGTGAAGCACCAGAAGGTGATGCTCGGCTACCTCCACCCGGGACACGAGCAGCATTGCTTCGCAGCTTCACTGCGGGAGCTGATGTTCTACGACGCAGCCCACGGACAACACATCGTGTCTCACGCCTACGGGGTAGCACCGAAGGAGACGGGGGCGGCACACATCAATGCTGGACGCAACACGCTGGCGTCGATGCTGCTCAATCAGCAGGAAGCTGGCTGGCTCCTGATGATCGACGCCGACATGGGCTTCGCTCCCGACACCGTCGAGCGACTGCTCGATGCGGCCGATGCGATTGACCGGCCGATCGTCGGCGGGTTGGCGTTCGCGCAGAAGTCCGACGGCATCGGGGCCATGTACGCCCGCCGCTACCGGATGTGCCCGACGATCTATCGGATGTACGAGACCGAAACGGAAGTCGGGTTCGTGCCAGTCTTCGACTATCCGCGAGACCAGCTCGTTGAGGTCGACGCCACGGGCGCGGCTTGCATCCTGATCCACCGTTCGGTGCTGGAGAAGATCACACGGGAGTCACCGGGCAGACCGTTCGACCAGGTGTCGATCGCCAAGGGTTCAACGGGTCGGACTGACTTCGGCGAGGACCTGTCGTTCTGCATCAGGGCGAGGGCCGCTGGCGCCTCGATCCACGTCGACACCAGCGTGAAGACCACCCACGACAAGGGCGCTGTCTTCCTCGACGAGGAGACCTACGACCTGCAACAGGCGATGATGGCGCTGCGAGGGCTCGCAGCGTGATCGCCGTTCGACCCGGTCCCGACGCCGCCCGCTACCTGCTGGCCGGTGACGGCAAGCCGGTGGCGTTCCCGTTCAACGTCCGGTGGCTTCTGCCGTCGGTCTGTGGCAGCGACCTCGCAGCCTGGTGGGTCGTGTGGGCGCTCTCGTGGCCGGTGCTCGGCGTGTCCGTCGCACTGTGGGCGCGTGGCATGGACGCCTCGTGGCCGGTGTCAGTCGCCGCTGCGGTGCTCGTGCTGGCGCTGCCTGGCGTGATGCAGCCGCACTCGACGTGGCCGGTCGGCGTCGACCTGCCGGCGATGGCGATGTCGGCGGCGTCGGCTGCCTGCTTCGTGCATGGCAACTGGCTGCTGGCGCTCGTGTTCGCTGTCTGGGCCGTCGGGATCAAGGAACAGGCTCCGGTGTGGATCGCACTGTGGGTGTGGTCACCGTGGCCGCTGGTCGTCCTGCCGCTGGCGCTGATCGCCTACTTCGTGCGCCGACCGCAGATCGACCCGATCACCGCGACGCCGCTGCTGCGCCGAGTGCACGACCATCCGGTCCGCTCAGCGTTCGAGCATCGTGCGCAGGCCGGTGGCTGGCGAAACTTCTGGCTCATGGTGGCACCGTGGTCGGTGGGCGTTGCGGCACTCCTGAAGCCGTCGTGGCAGCTCGTGGCGGCGCTCGCAGTCGGCTACGCAGCGCTGCTCGTGGCGACCGACACGGTGAGGGTGTACCAGCCGCCAGCTGCGCCTGTGGTAGCGCTCGCAGCGTGCAGCGTGATCCCTGAGCGCTGGCTGCCGCTGGCCCTGCTGCCGGCCATCTTCTTTTGGCGTCCACCGGTGACCGGCTGATGACGTCGCTGTCGATCGTCATCCCGACCATCGGCCGGGACACCTTGGAGCGCGCCGACCGGTCGGCGTGTCGATGCGCCCAGCGTGTCATCCGTGTCGCCGACGACTGCCCCAAGGTGCCAGCCGAAGTCCACGGCCAGTTCGGTGCGGCCGGCCTCGCCCGCAACGCCGGCCTCGACCTGGTCGACACGACGTTCGTCGGGTTCCTCGACGACGACGACGAGCTCGTCCCCGACGTCTACCGACGGGTGCTCGAGGCGAACGCAGACGCCGACCTGATCCTGCACACGGCCTGGCACCCGCAGCTCGGCCCGATCCCCCGACCCGGGTGGCTCACCGAGTTCGCGAACACGACGATCGCGATGACGGTGCGCACCTCGGTGCTGCGGTCACTCGGCGGGTTCGTCGCAGGGTTCCCGTTCACGTTCAAGGGTGAGGACTTCGAGTTGTTCCGCCGGTTCGTCGACCACGGGCGTGCCGTCGTGGCATCCCCCGAGGTCGCCTACCTGATTCGCCCCGAGGAGATCGACAGACGATGACCATCTCCAACGGGTACCTCACGATCGAGGAGGCGGTCAGCTACGTCGGCCGCAACGAATCCCGGGACACCTACGAGCTCGAGGACGTGGTGACTGCTGCGTCGCGGATGGTCGACCGGCACTGCGGGCGGCACTTCTACCAGGCGTCCGCCGACGCCCGAGAGTTCGACGTCGACTCCGACGGCTACACGGTGACGTTCGGGGCGTTCAACGACCTCGTGTCGGTCACGTCCGTCGCCTACGACAACAACGACGACGGCGTGTACGAGTCGACCCTGACCGGTTCGCAGTACCAGCTGCTCGCACCGGTGCAGGGCCAGGCCCCGGGGACGTGGCCGTACACGCAGCTGCGCAACGTCACCTCAACGCTGCTCCCGTCGCCGCCGACGGCGTCGGGCCGTGAGCGTCTGATCCGCATCACGGGCACGTGGGGCTGGCCGGCGGTCCCGCCCGAGGTGAAGCAGGCGACACGCATCCTCGTCGCTGAACTCGCGAAGCTGCAGGACGCCCCGCTCATGGTCGCGGGCTTCTCGGAATACGGCGTGGTGCGGGTGTCGTCGTCGATGCCAGCCCGGGCCCGACAGCTGCTCCAGCCGTTCCGCCACCCTGACAACGTGGGGCTCGCCTGATGGCCGCAACGCTCGGTCAGGTTCGCAACGCGCTGGCCTCCGCACTCGAGGACGCCTACCCCGGCTGGAACGTCTACCGGCTCCCACCGGAGACCGTCGAGGTGCCGGCGTTCGTCATCACCGGCTTCTCAGTCGTGCCGCAGGCCGCCGCCCGGGTCGACATGGCAGAGGCCGAGGTGAACGTGCTCGTCTCGCACCGCCACGTCGACCAGATCGAACTCCTCGACGAGGTCCTCTCCCCGGGCGCTGACGGCTCAGTCTGGTCCTGCGTGGAGTCCGACCCGTCGCTCGGCGGGGTCGTGTCCTCGACGGTTGTGACCGACGCCGGCAACTACCAGGCGACGACCGTCGCCGACGTCGCCTACTACGCCGCAGCGTTCAGCGTTCAGGTGATGCTCTGATGGGGCGCTCCTCGTCGCCCGCGGAACTGATCCGCAAGATCGAGGACACGACCGGCATGGCCGGCAAGAACAACAAGCGGGCGATCAAGAACGCCGCCGTGACGTTCAAGCAGGTCGGCCTGCGGATGCTCGCCGAGGAGGTCGGCTCCGACCTGCAGCTGTCCCACTGGCGGTACCGCAACGGCCAGTACATCCCACTCAAGCTCAATATCGGCTTCGAGCTCGAAGGCGAGCGGGACGTCAAGGCGATCATCCGGCCCCGACCGTGGCCCCGCTGGGCTCGGGTTTCCGGCCCGTGGTACATGCTCGAGTTCGGCGCACAGCCCCACCGGATCGTGCCGAAGCCGTCACGGGTGAAGCGTCAGACACGCGGCAAGGGCGCGAACACGAAGCGGGTCGGCGGCAGCCGGCGCCTCGTGTACCCGCCGGCGTTGCGGCTCGGCAACGGCCAGATGCGCTACGGCGTCAACCACCCCGGCACCCGGCCGACGCGCCTGTGGTCACGCATCGGACGCGAAGCGAAGCGTCCTGCTTGGGAGCGGTACCGCCTGCAGATGGCGCGCGAGACGATCAAGCGGTTCCAGTGAGAGCCATTGTCGTCGGGCCGCTGGCGGCCTACTCGGTGGCCGACGTCGCCGCCGGCTGGGTGGACGGACTGCGCGAGGTCGGCGTCGAGACCGCGTACTTCGACCTGTCGCTGCAGCTCGGCTACTTCCTCGCCGCCGAAGTGCGCGGCGAGACCATGACGGCGACGCAGGCCCGACAGGCGGTCACGTACAACCTGCTCGCCGAGTGCTACCTGCTGCGCCCCGACGTCGTCGTGATCGTCACCGGCAACGACCTCGACTACGAGCTGGCCGCCCGCATCGACGCGAAGAAGGTGCTCGTCCTCACCGAGTGCCCCTACGAGCTCGAAGGCCAGGCGCAGGCGTGCGCAGCGATCGAACCGGATCTGATCCTCGTCAACGACCCGCAGGGCGCCGAGGTGTACAGCCAGTTCGCCCCGACGTTCTACCTGCCGCACGCCTACCGGCCCGAGGTCCACACGCCAGGCACCTGGCGACGGGACCTCGACTGTCTGTTCGTCGGCACCGGGTTCCCGAACCGGATCGAGTGGATCGCCTCGGCCGACTGGTCCGGGGTCGACCTGAACCTCGCTGGAATGTGGAAGGGCCTCGATGACGCCCACCCGTTGCGTCGCTGCGTCCTCGACGTCGGCGTCGACGGCTGCACCGACAACGCGACCGAGACCGTGCCGCTCTACCAGCGGGCGGTCACCACGTTCAACGTCTACCGGACCGACAGCTACGGAACGCACAGCCACGCCGACGGTGTGGCGATCTCACCCCGTGAGGTCGAGGCCGTCATGTGCGGGGTGTGGCTGTCACGAGACCCCCGTCCCGAGGGCGACGAGGTCCTGTCGATGTTCCCGACGTTCACCTCGCCCGACGAGATGGTCGACCAGGTTCGCTGGGCGCTCGCTCATCCCGACGAGCGCGACGCCGCCGTCGAAGCCGGACGGGCGGCGCTCGCCGACCGGACGTTCGCCAACCACGCAGCCCGGGTCCTCGCCCGGCTGTCCTGATCCCCAACAACCAGGAGGAAGCCGACATGGCAACCAACGCAATCCACGGCCGCTTCGGTGCGCTGCTGGTCGACCAGTCGGCCGGTGCGAACGGGTCGGCATCACAGCTGGGCAACCTGTCCGACTGGTCGATCGACGGCCAGCGAGACCAGATCGAGGTCTCGGTCCTCGGCGAGAACGTCAAGACCTACGTCGCCGGCATGTCCGACTTCACCGGGACGCTCAACGGCGTGCTGAACACGGCGTCCAACGGCATCTACACCGTCGCCGACGGCATCGCCCGGACCTTCTACCTGTACGTCGACAACACCGACGCCACGTCCAAGTCCCCGGTCCCGACCGGCAAGGGCTACTGGTACGGGCAGGCGCTGTTCAACGGCGTGTCCACCCAGGGCGGCGTCGGCGACGCCGTGAAGTGGACGATCAACTGGTCCGCCGCCACCAGCATCTACCGGGTCTGACCCGCTGATGCTCTCCTTCGCCTGCACTGTCCCGAACGGGCAGGTCGTTCGCCTGGACGACCTGCCCATCGAGGACCTCCAACGGCTCGCCGGCGACGCCGGACTCGAGTCGTGGTTCGACCTGTACATGCAGCCAGCCCGTCACGGGAAGGCGACCATCGCCCTCTATCGCCACTGCTGTCAGGTGGCGGGCGACAAGCCGGTCGAGCCGATCACTCCGAAGGTCATCCTGTCGGCGTTCACCGCCGTCGAGGACGACACGCTCCCGACCATGTGGGAGAACGGAAACCCTCCGACGGCGGACGACCAGACGACGCCGTGATCGTCTGGGCGGCCCGCCGGTACGGATGGACCCCACCCCAGGTTCGCCAGTGTTCGTGGCGTGACCTGCAGCTGTTGATGGAAGCGGAGCGCTGATGGCGACGACACGTGAGGTCCTCGAGTTCCTCATCGACGCCAACGTGCAGGGCTTCGTGTCCGGCATGGACAAGGCGGGGGCCGCCGCCGAACGTGAACTCGGCAAGACCGACGAGCGCCTGGAGAAGATGGCCGGGCGCATGACCACGTGGGGCGCCGCCACGTTCGGCGCAGCGTCCGTCGCGGCGATCGGTCTCGGCAAGCTGGCGACGATGGCCGGCGAGTCCGAGGTCGCCCAGGCCAAGCTCGACAGCTCGATCGCCAACTCGACGCAGAGCTTCGTCGACAACGGCAAGGCGCTCGGCGACCTCGCCGACCAGCTGATGGGCAGCACCGTCGTCGACGACGAGGCCGTCAAGGGTGTCGAGGCACTCCTCATCCAGTTCGGCTACACCGAAGACCAGGTTCTCGCGCTCACCCCGCTGGTCGTCGACCTGTCCCGCAAGATGGGCATCGACCTCGAGACCGCAGCGAAAGCGGTGGGGCGCGCCGCAGGCGGGTCGACCACGGCGCTGCAGCGGATGGGCATCCAGGTCAACGCCATCGGCGAAGGCTCGACCGACATGGAGCGGACGATCTCCGCTCTGCAGCAGACCGTCGGCGGGTTCGCCCAGCAGGAGGCGCAGACCTTCAACGGTCAGCTCGCCATCCTGAAGAACCAGCTGTCCGAGATCGGCGAACAGGTCGGCGTCGGAGCAGCGTCGACGTTGAGCAACATCGTCGGGGCGGGCATCTCGCTGACCGGCGCACTCAACGACATGAACCCAGGGCTGTCGTCTGCAGCCGGGTCGCTGGCGACGATCTCGGCCATCGGCGCAGGCGGTCTCGGTGCGCTGTCGTTCGCTACCGGCCAGTTCCTGCAGATGCGCGACAATCTGTCGGGCGTCTTCGAGAAGCTGCGCGACACCGAAGGCCGGCTCACCGGCTTCGGGAAGGCTGTCGCGGGCATCGGCGCGGTGGGCGTCGGCGTTGCGGTGACGGCGGCGCTGATCGAGATCGGCAACTCCTTCAACAAGGGCAGCCAGGACGCCAAGGCGTTCACCGAGTCCCTGCTCGTCCTCCAAGGGGTTGCCAAAGGCAACGAACTTGAGGCGTTCAGTACGGCTGTGAACGCGAACGTCGGCACGCTTGACAGGTTGTCCGCCGACATCGACGGAGCGACCGACAGGTTCGGGACCTTCGGTGGCGCGATCCGCGACGCCGCGCTCACGCTGCTGCCTGGCGGTCCACTCATCAGTGGATTTGGCGACCTCAACGATCAGTTCGGGAACAGCGCCGACCTCATCGCGCAGTTCGGTGAAGGCGCCAGTGCAACTCAGATCGACTTGAACCAGCTCGGTGAGACAATCGACAAGGTTGCCGAGTCCGGGTCGATCCCTGCGCTTGAGTCGTTCCTACGACAGCTCGACGGCATCCAGATCGCCAACCCGGAGCAGCAGGCTGCTGTCGATGCAGCCAGAGCAAGGACCGAGGGCTACATCGGTGACCTGAAAAACGCTGCGGGATCGCAGCGCAACCTCGACGTCGAGACCCGCAAGGCTGCCCAAGCAGCACGCGACCAGGCCCTCGCCAGCGGCAAGACAGCCGACGGTCTCGTTGAAGTCACAGCCACCGCCGAGGACCTGAAGGACATTCAGGGTGAGCTCACCCTTGAGCTGGCCAAGGTCACCGCCGAGTTCGACCTGGGTCGCGCTGCAGCCAAGGGGTTCGCACGCGGCTACGAGGTCGTCACCGGAGACCTGCAGGGGATCGTCGACTCAGCGCAGGGTCTCGGCGAGGCGTTCAAGTCGTTCCGTACGACGACCGACGAGGAGGGCCAGACCGTCGCAGCCGTCCTGTCGGCGCTGCCGTCGGAGGGGTTCGACCCGGTCGCTGCGTCCCTCGGCGGGTACACCGAAGCGCAGAACAAGGCGGTCGACGCGCTGCAGGGTTGGGGCGACGCCGTCAACAAGAGCCTGCAGGCACAGATCGCCGCCGGCGCCACGAACGAGGACGTGCTGGCCTCGGCGTCGAACTACGAGGCGTTCCTGCGGAACTACCTGATCGGCACGCTCGGGATGTCCGAGGAAGCTGCCCGCCAGTACATCGAGACGATCGGCCTCACGCCCGAGCAGGTGAACACGCAGATTCTGATCTCCGGCACCGAAGAAGCGAAGGCGCAGCTGCAGTTCCTCCAGGCCGACTTCGACAACCTGCCCGCCGAGGTCCAGTCGGAGATCTACGCCAAGGTCCGTCGGGGCGAATGGGACGCAGCGCTGGCCGTCTACAACCAGTTCCAAGACAAGCAGGTCGTCATCGGCGCACTGTTCAGGCCCGGGACAATCCTGGGCTGGTTCGGTCAGAAGAATCCCGACGGCACTCCCCGAGCCATCGGCGGACCGGTCACGGCCGGTGAGACGTTCATGGTCGGCGAACGTGGCCCCGAGCTGTTCGTCCCGGAGACGTCGGGGATGATCGTGCCGAACAACCTGGTGCAGGACCTGTCGTCGTCACGTCAGACATCGATGACGATCGGGGCGATCAACATCACCGAGTCGAGCGACGCCCGCCTGACCGCCTCTGAGGTGATCCGCCAGCAGCGCGACGCCATGTTCCTGGCGGGTGTGTGATGGCCGGTCTGACGTGGACCACCACGGCCGGGGACCTGAGCATCGGCGGCGTCGCGATGAACTGCGCCGGCTGGAAGCTGACCGGCGACTCGCTGATGCGCCTGTGGATGCCGGCGCCGCAGCGTGGTGACGATCGGATCGTGCCCGGTGCGTCGGGTGTCGTGGCGTTGCAGCGACGGAACACGTCTCGTGCGGTGTCCCTGGACCTGCTCATCTCCGGTCTCGCCGACCGCAACGGGGTCGCAGCGACCGGCAGCTACGCGGCCCAGCTGTACACGAACATCGTCTACCTGCGCGACAACGTGGTCGCCCCGACCGGCACCGGCGACGGCACCCGGTCGGCAGTGTTGACGATCCCGGGTGGCAGCACGTTGACCGAGCCGGTTCACGTGCTGTCCCTCGAGACCGGCGAGGTGTCGCTAGATGGACGATGGGTGCGTGCCGTGCTCGGCATCAGCATCCCCAGCGGGAGGATTCAGTAATGGCGAATGCGCTCTACCCGATCGGGAAGAAGGCGATCCTCGACGGGGACATCGACTTCCTGA